CTGGGATGTCCCAGCCTCGCGGTGTTAAACCCGTCCATATCGGTCCCTCTTGATGTAAGGTCTTAGCATGCCCTCGCGAACGCGGACTCTTAGTGGGGTCCAGACTACCGGACTCCAACGAAGAGTTTATATCGGGGGTGCCACCGGTATTCCGGATCTGACAACTGCGCTTAACGGACCGTTAGGCGTATATGTTCAGACGACGGATATCGTGGGTGATTACCCGAACGACCATCCATTCTTTTCCAATAGGAGAGAATGGGAGATCGGCGCGCTTGCGGGTTCCTATACATCGGGTTCGTACCGTTACCAGTACGAAGGCTATCCGGTTCCCTCTGTTGAGGCGAGTCCGGCTGGCATCATCAACTATATTGTTGATCCCGTGTCCAACTCAGCTAGAGCTGCTACGGTTGCTGCTCGCAGCAATCCTAGCAGGCCGGTAGTTGACCTACCGGTTGCTCTATTTGAGTTGAAGGACATTCCCCGTATGATCAAACAGGCCGGTGAAGCTATTCACTGGGTCCGGAAAACCGGACTGCGAACGCTACCAACTGCTGAGGGATTAGCGAATGCTAATCTTGCTTATCAGTTTGGATGGGCACCGTTGTTGTCTGATCTATACAAGCTGTTGAAGTTTCAGGAGCACTTCGAGAAGAAGCGTAAAATCCTGGAACGTCTGTACAGTGGGACTGGCTTGCGTAGAAATATCACCCTGGATGAATTCAGTGAGTCGACGAATGGAACTTATACCCATTCTATCGGCTTTGGATCCATGACTACTAGTTGGACGATAAGACGTACAACTAAGGTATGGGGGACTATTCGGTGGAAACCGAAGAATCTCCCGCCAGGGGGTAGAAGCCCTTCTGACCTAGAAGTCTATAGAGCGACTCTAGGCCTGGATATCACGTTAGCTACGGTCTGGGAAGCGATTCCCTGGTCATGGCTAATTGATTGGTTCACTAGTGCTGGCGATTACTTGTCAGCACATAGGAACACTATTCCAGCCTCGTTCTCTAACATCTGCATTATGCGGTTGTCGGAGCACGTTGGTCAGATAACGCCCATATCTATCCCAAATGGGAGGACATGGGGGGGCGCTACCTTGCGTAGTACGAAGAAAGAGCGTACTCCGCATGTTGGCCTTACACCTCTAACTGCCGCTATGCCCTTTCTAGGGGCACGGCAACTGTCGATCCTCGGGAGTCTAGCTATCACCCGTGGGTTGCATAAACCCTAAGTGATAGCTTCTACTTTTGAGGGCAAGAGGAACTATGATCGGCGACACACTTACTGTTACGTACAATAGCGTTGCTAAAGTACTGAACAAGATTAACCAAGACAACTATACGTCGGAATTCTACCTTAGAGACGCGCTAGAAGACTATCGCGTTAAGGTTAGGCATTCGACGGAGAGTGTCAAGGCTGGACAGCCTGTTTACGAACGCCACCAAGTCGATCTGACTCGGACAGTGTTCGCAACCACTACCACTCCTGAACGGATTTATCAGACTTACACCGTGATTCGCCTCCAAAAGGGTGCGGATCCCGATGCAGCTGAGCTTTTGGCATCCGCTTTGTGCGGCGTGCTTTCTGCTTCGTTTGTGGACAAGGTAGTGGGTTGGCAGTCGTAGTAGACTGCTGACTAAGGCTGAGTGTGTTCTGGTCATAGCATAGATCTCGTTCCCTAACTAGTAAGGAGACAAGATGAAAAGCTATGCCAGCTTCCTCGAGGGTCTTTACCTCGCCATCCTGATGGATGTCGAGCGTGAGTTCCCCAAGGATGCCAAAGAATGGACGCGGGATAACACCCGCCTCTCTTCTTGCATGGAGCATCGAGGTACGCGGTTCTTCACCGTGGACCTCCCTGCCATGGGCAAGCACTTTGACAAGTGCTTGGCCGCTGGTACTCTCATTCCTTCGGGCTTGCCTTGTCAGGCACCCCATAAGAAGGACTCAGTAATTCCAGGACTATTCCGGGGGCTACTGAGAAGAGTGTTCCATGATAATGGTATCATTCGGTCGAACGTCGACACTACTGCCGTACTGTTTCTTCGGGAGCTTTACTATGCTTCAAAGAAACTACGACAGGAATGCCCGGAATCTGCTGTCTTCGCGACAGTACGGGAATTCTTCGACGTTGAAGAGCAGTGTCGCAATCCTACTTTGCAGTGGGACTGTGATCATATTGATGCTGACGCTGCAGGGGCACGAGTTTCGTTCGCGGAACTCGCACCTCCTACGCCCAGCACCGATGGGCAGCAGCTGTTGCCACTCTTTGGTAAAGAGGAACAACAGCGCTCTGCTCTTACCTGGCTTGCCACTCTCCAGCGCGTATGCGACTGGGTAGTGGGGGGCCAGTTTGGCCCTGTTAATTGGCAGGGCCTGCGACCGAAACATGGTCCGGGTGCTGTTGCTGATGCTCGTGTGGGGAAGGACAATAAGTACTTCTTTCCACACTGGCCCAACAAACTTGAGCAAATCTTCCCTATACAGGAGTATGGCTATGCCAACTACAATGCATGGGAAGCGGACCACGTCACGCTTCCCGACTATGATAACGCCGTGGCTCAGGATTCCCATGTGGAAACCCAAAGGTACGGTGACCTACCATATCCGGGTGAAGCCAAAGGCTTCAAGCGTGATGGAGGAAGACAAGGGTTCGTTACCCGCCAAGATATCATACTTGGTAGGCACCACGAGCCTCCGTCTCGCCTCATTGCTGTACCCAAGACGCAGAAGGGACCGAGGTTAATTGCCTCTGAACCGACTGCCCATCAATGGATGCAGCAAGCGCTCAAGCGAGAGCTTGAACGCATGGTTGAGCATTCCGTTCTACGGTCGAGTATCTGCTTCGCAGATCAAGAACCTTCAAGACAGGATGCCCTCAAGTCGTCCCGGGACGGCTTGCGTGCGACAGTTGACCTGTCGTCTGCAAGTGACCGTCTCTCCTGCTTCGTGGTCGAACGCGTATTTAGATCTCATGGAGACCTATTGCGCGCCTTCCACGCGGTCAGAACTAGGTGGCTCGTCAATGAAATTGACGTTAAATCTCCAAAGTATAGGATACTTCGGAAGTTCGCACCTATGGGATCGGCACTTACCTTCCCTGTGCAGTCTATCTGCTATGCTCTTATCGCTATCTCTAGCATTATTCATGTTAGAGGGTGGGATGTTGATCGTAGCAGCGTAAGCTGTGCAGCGAGGCAGACCAGGGTTTACGGGGATGATATCATTAT